GTTGAACTTGACTCTCCCCACGAGCACACTCAATCGGGTGCAGAATATCTTCTTGTGGTTTACCCGAATTGGAATACATAGTGTTAAGCATAGCTTGTGAAGAGGTGAAATCTTTGTCGTAAATGTTGTATTGTGTGGCTAAGAGATTGCTACCCGAATTTAAATGAGTGGTAGCTATAGCTCCTAGCGCCAAAGATTCCAAGCGGAAAATAAGTCCATTGAAACGATATTGTTGAAATGCTTGAGCAACTGACCACAGCCATGGAAACATGAACCGATTACCTGGGGTAATGGCCCATGATTGTAAAAGAAATGCTGTGGACGATTTTGTGAGTTGAAATGATTCAGTGTGGCAAACGTTGACGGAACGACCATCCCTCATAAACTTGGGCGTATCGCCCGCAAGTAGGGTATTGTTTTGCACTGTATAGTCACCGTAACCGGTGACCCTCTTAAAGAGTCGATGAAGTGACAAGGCTGCGGCTTTGCCTGCATCTCCTTGTCCTATCATTGTGCCTATGCCAGCTCCAATGCCTCCGACGACATTGGCGATATCAGGATCGACGGTATAATCACCGCGTCCCCTAATACCACGACGCTGACCCGGTCTCAACGGGCCAACGAAGTTGGCTTTAACTGTTCGTTTGTATGGTAGTCCTTTACGTTTTCTTCTAACGTTACGTTTTTGATTCTGTTTGCGTCTTGCCATAAGTGAATTTGATAAAAAGACTGAATTGGGATAAATTCAGGTGAAAAACTAAGATTTTGTTGATTGTCTGCGTGTTTTTCATCGGCCAAGTGGTCACATGTCCCTTGCGACTCTTTCTTGTAGCCATACCGGCGCGGACAGCAAGCCGGTTGGTTTTAGGATACGTCTAAGCATATTCTCATCTGAACTAAGGATTGTACCGTACCGCGAGTAATACCAGCCATAAAACTTGGCAAAGTCTATGTTGATTTGTTGGTTAGGCAAGAACTTGTGTACTTCTTTTTCACTTAGAATCTTGCCCCCAACTGGCTCAGGTATTCGTATATATTGTCGAAAAACTGGTAGGGTGTTGAGATGACGCAGAGCGAGCATGTCTGCATATATGCTACGTTTGTTAAAATGTTCAGGCAGACACCAGCCAAACTTAGCCATTAATCTATATGGTTTGGGCACTGGCGTGAGCTGATTTGCACCTGTTGTTGGAACGAAGCACATAGAACAAAACTCCAAATCATGGTCTTCCTTAACGCCCGGATCACCATCCAGGCCGAAGTAACGCAACTCGTTTCGATGTATTGTTGCGTCGTATTTATGGTTATTTTTAACCACCATGATCAGGTCATCACCCATTACGGCAATGGCAAAGTCTTGTCCTAGTTTAAGTCCGAGTTTCCGCATAGCGTGGCAATTGGCGAAAGCATTAAAGAAGGAATTACCGAGGGTGGTTTGTTGATCACCA